ACAGATTCCAATAATTTGTTTACTATACTTGCTACCGGATCCGGCGCGTCAGAGAAGATTACATTTGGATTTGATGATACACAAGACACTTTCATTCGCAAGGTGTTCAATACTAATCCACAGCTTACCACGACTGCCGGCACATTTTATCCAGCAGAATCACACAAGCACTACTGGCTTGGCGAGTCGTTTGAGCAAAACATGCGCACCAGATATTCTAAGAACTCTGTTATCGCTGGTGAGTCCGGAAGAAGCCTTGTTGGCACAGGGTCAACATTTGTTGGTCAGCCAGCCTTTGGAGTTATGCTGCCAATCGCACTTGAATCCGCCACTAGCACCGGGCCCCACAACATGCAAGGTGTTGCAAGCAGACCAGAGGCTAAAGCCGGCTGGTTCGTTGGTCAGCACTTAGGCCTCCCAGCTAGCTTTGTCGCAACAGATCTACAGAAGCTCTTCAGACTTAAAGGTCGAGGTCACGGTGAGTGGTTGCAGAGAAATGCAAAAGTCTCCATCGAAAAGGTTCGCCAGTCTAACACAAAGTTAAACCCCTACGGAAGCTTCTCGGTTGTATTGCGCGCCCTCAGCGATACTGATAGCAAAATTCAAGTTCTTGAACGCTTTGATGGAGTTAACCTCAACCCAGCATCTCCAGATTATATCGCCCGTCGTATCGGCGACAAGTATGCTGAGTGGGATTCAACAAATAGAATCCTTAAGACATATGGAGAATAAGATAACCTTTCTAAATTCGTATATGTTGAGCTGGATCAAGTAGTCGATGGCGGAGCAAGCGGTCTTGAGACACTTCTTCCCTTCGGTTACTACGGTCCTCCTAAGTTTTCTGATATTCTTTCGTGGCGTGGATTAAGCACTGGTGGCTTTATTACCGGTTCAGGAGGGACATATGGCGGAGCAATGTCCGGTTCTAACGACGGCTTCGGCTCCATTCAATCGAACCTTACCTCGTCTCTTCTTAAGCCAGCGTACGCAGGTAGAATGTCTGGCTCGTTTGCTTTCCCGATCAACAGATTGCGCCACTCCGCATCTGATGGTGGGTTATCCGACCAGACAAACGCGTACTTCGGATTCCAGACTACAAGGTCTCCAGATTCCACTATTCCAGACCCAAGTGTTGCAGATCTGCACAGGCTCCTATATGCCAGCTTGGGTGATGACCCATCTGCAGGCGGCATTACTGGTGTAGACGGATTCTCGTATATCTTTACTTTGGATGATGTGAAAAAGGCCACTGGCACTACTAACGCATACTATTATTGTTCTGGTTCGCGCAAAGCCGGCTCAAGTGTTACAAGCGCTTCATACACAGACCTTCTTAACAAGGACTACAACAGATTCACGGCACCATTCTGGGGCGGATTTGATGGATTCGACATTCATAACCCAGATCCACTCTACAATGCTGGTATGACCGATGGCGCCTCAACAGAGCTTAACAGTTATATCTATAACACCTGGAAACGAGCAGTTGACACTGTCGCAGATCCGGAAGCATTAGATGTTAATATGATGCTTGCACCGGGACTCACTTTCGACGCTCTTACCGGACATATGGTTAATGTATGCGAAGAGAGAGCGGATGCCATGGCGTTAGTCGACCTTAGTAATGTGTACACCCCAGCACACGAAGCGTACAACTCTAGCAAATCTGCCAGAATTGGACCAGGCGCGGTATCAGCAGCTAACAACCTCAGAGACAGACAGATTGATTCATCTTACGGTGCAACATTCTATCCATGGGTTCAAACAAGAGATGACCAAACTGGTCGCATGCTTTGGATTCCACCATCTGTCGCAATGGCTGGTGTTCTGGCAAGCTCACAAGCTAAGTCAGATGTTTGGTTCGCTCCTGCTGGATTCAATCGCGGTGGACTTTCCGATGGCGCTGCGGGTATCCCAGTTACTGGAATCACCGAGAGATTAACATCTAAGGATCGCGACACTCTCTATGAAGCTAGAATTAACCCAATCGCTTCGTTCCCATCTAGCGGAATCGTAGTATTCGGACAGAAGACCCTCCAAGAGAGAGCCTCGGCCCTCGACAGAATCAATGTCAGACGACTTGTCATCTACTTGAAGAAGCAGATTTCGGTCCTGTCAACTCAAGTTCTCTTCGAACAGAATGTTCAAGCGACTTGGAATCGATTCAAGACACTTATCGAGCCATTCCTCGCGAATGTTAAGGTTCAGTTTGGTATCACTGATTACAAGCTGATTCTCGATGAGAGTACAACAACCCCGGACTTAATCGATCAGAACATCATGTATGCCAAGATCATGATTAAGCCAGCACGTGCTATCGAGTACATTGCCATCGACTTCGTGGTCGCATCAACTGGTGCGTCATTCGATGATTAAAACTAAAGTTGGGGGAAAACTCCCCCACAACACTATTTAAAGTAGAATATCAACAGGAGTAATTAACTATGCCATTCTGGTCAACAAATTTCGGTGAGGACGTAACCCTCAACGATCCAAAGAGAAAATTTAGATTTACAGTAGAGTTTCAGGGTGTTGCAGCAGCCATCGGCGGTGCCGTCCTGTGGTACGCGAAGACAGTTACAAAGCCATCTTTTCAGATTGCAGCGGCTGAACACAAGTACCTGAACCATACTTTCTACTATCCCGGTTCAGTCACGTGGCAAGACGTTTCAGTTACTCTAGTTGATCCTGTTGATCCAGATATGACTGCAACTCTTTCCGATATTGTGGTATCATCAGGTTATTCTCCACCCGCTGACACTAATTCACTTACAACTATGTCTAAAGCAAAAGCTGCAGGTGCCCTTGGAACAGTCATTATTACTCAGATTGATGCCGAAGGTAAACCGCTTGAGCAATGGACACTTTGGAACTCATTTATGACTGAAGTTAAGTATGGTGATTTGGAGTACGGTGGTGATGATCTCTCTGAGATGTCAGTTACCCTGAAATACGACTGGGCAAGAGTTGAGACTGCTGGAAACTCTGTTGCAATCGCTGGTTCTGGTGGTAATGAATTCTTCAGCGTTTAATAACGACAAATAAATAATATAGAGGTGTAAATTGTCAAGAAATAAAGATCGGATGGGGCTCGGTGATACGACTCCTGAGCAAGCATCGCTCCCTCCGCAAGCAATGACACAAAACCAGAGCGAAAACCCGTTCTCTTTTGTGGTACCAACGGAGTTCGTTGAACTACCGTCTAAGGGTTTGTTCTACGGACCAAATCATCCTTTACATAGGCAAGAGACAATTGAAATTAAACAATTGACTGCCAAAGAAGAGGATCTTCTAACTTCGAGGGCCCTTCTAAAGAAGGGTGTCGCATTAGAAAGAGTAATCTCCAGTATCATTATGGATAAAAAGATCAATCCCAACTCTTTGTTGGTTGGTGATAGGAACGCTATCCTGGTAGCGGCACGAGTCTCCGGATACGGAAATGAATACAGCACACAAATCACGTGCCCGTCTTGTTCAGAGACACAGCCGTATTCTTTTGACTTAAATGACACTTTCATTTATAATGGACAAGATCTAAAGGACACAGATGCAACCCGAAACGAAGACGGCACGTTCACAACGACATTGCCGAGATCCAAAGTTGAGGTACGCTTCCGACTTCTCAATGGCACCGATGAACGCGCTCTACTTCAGCAAGTCGAGAATGCAAGAAAGAAACGCAAAGACGAAAATGCAGTAACGAGACAACTTAGACAAATTGTAGTCTCTGTTAACGGTAACGAAGAGCAACCTAATATAAATTATGTTGTTGATAACATGCCCTCGATGGACGCGCGCGCGCTAAGAACAGTCTACAAAATAGCCACCCCAAATATTGACATGACTCAAAACTTCGCGTGTGCAGAGTGTGATTACGAGCAAGAAATGGAGGTGCCGCTCACCGCGGACTTTTTTTGGCCTGACCGATGAGTATATGCAAAACATATACGAGCAGTTTTTCTTTCTAAAATATTCAGGAGGTTGGTCATTCGCAGAAGCATACAATCTCCCTATCGGACTACGAGAGTGGTTCGTTAAAAGATTAGTTCAGCAATTAGAAACTGAGAAAGAGGCAATGGAAAAAGCAAACAAGGGCGGCGGCTCCAGGTCTCAGACACTTTCGAGGCATAATCAACCACCTGCCCCGAACACTTTAAAGACAGGCTAACCCCTGTCTTTTTGCTTTTATAACTAATTATTTAAGCAGAGTTATAAGAGGGAACATAAATGGCATTAACCCCAGAACAGCAAGCTGAATTAAATGCTCTAACCTTAGAGCAGATTGAGCTAATGAAGGAGCGTGGTGAACTAAACCAAGCTCAATTAGATCACATTGAGAAGCTGTCTAAACAAGAGCAGGAGTCCCTGGACGCTGCAAAGGCGCGCCTTCAGGCACTGAAGGAAGCCAACACAGCGGAAGAGACACTATACACCTTTCGAATTCGCAGCAACGAACAGGCACATCTTCAACTCAAAATAGCTAAAGATGAGTTAAAGGTATTGGAGGATAAAATTCTCGCCGGCGTAGCGCTAGGGGACGTAGACCAAAAAAGATAC